CCAGCTTTAGAAATAGTCCAGTACTTACACCATTAAAAGATGCCGGCGGACTAATATTCCCTTACACTCCTTCAATTACTGTTGCTAGTAGTGCCAGCTATAGTAATATTGATACAGTACATACTAATTATCAATTCCGTGCTTTTAGGAACAGCGATCCGGGCACTATAACAATTACAGCGCCGATGAACGTTGAAGATCAAACTCAAGGGCTTTATTGGATTGCCGCAGTTCATTATTTGCGTAGTCTAACAAAAATGTTTACAGGGCAAGATCCTAAAGCAGGAACTCCTCCTGTGATTGTAAAACTTAACGGATATGGCAATTATGTTTTTAAAAATGTTCCAGTAATAGTTACTGCATTTAACACAACATTGAATAACGATTGTGATTATATCGGAGTACCCGTAGTAGGTAGCGAAGCAGGAGCTATCCAGGGAATAACAGATTCAATTAGTGGACTATCAGACAGTCTCGGCGGATCCATACCTGGTGTCTCTGATCTGCTTGGCGGTGTAAGTACACTTGCAGGTGGCATTGGAGCCATTGCTGGACTTGCCGGAAGTTTAGGGTTAGGCGGTACAACCTCCGGAGGTATAACTCATGTACCAACAAAGAGTAGTTTTACAGTAACACTTCAGCCAATCTACAGCAGAAATGCAGTACGTACATTTAGTCTAGATAGATTTGTTGGTGGCGGTTACTTAAACAATAGTTTTGGATATATCTAATATGGCAATTTATACAAATACTAGTCCTTGGTATAACACTGATGTTGTTAATAATCATCTTGATGTTTTAAATATTAGACCTGTTAGTGCAGAAGCAGATGATTATCTCTATACCATACAACCTCAATATACATATCGTCCAGATTTGTTAGCCTCTGACTTGTATGGCGATCCTAACCTATGGTGGGTTTTTATACAACGCAATCTTGATATATTACAAGATCCTATTTTAGATTTTATTCCCGGAACTCAAATTTACATTTGTAAAAATAGTAGCTTAAAGACAGCTTTAGGATTATAACATGGGTGTAGATTTAGCAAAAGTAGCAGGAGCAACAGCCGCAGTTGGTGTAGCGGCAGCGGCAGTATCATCATTGTCATCTTCTGGACCGGCTACTGGATTGTCGGCAACAGCTGGTTCTAACGGAGGATCGGGATTCTTCAGTAAATTATTATCTGGGGTTAAACCTCCTAAAGTACCTATTCCAAATCCGTTGTTTAAGTATGCTAGCTATACATATGAAATTGGTTTAGGTGTATTGCCCGACGGACATTTATTAAACCCTGACAAATATATGAAAGGTTCAGTACCTTTAATTTTTAAATCTGCTGGAACAAGTCCTCTCAATAGAGTTAAAACTCCTTATGGCGCTTTTGATTTTTATATCAATAATTTAGTTATGGATTGCTTACCTGTACTCCAGTCTAATAGCATATCTAATGTTACAAACTTTACATTTAATGTTATTGAACCATACAGCATGGGGATGTTTTTAATTGCTTTACAAACTGCGGCTCAAAAATATGCGCAACAAGACAACTGGCTTCAAGCTCCTTTCCTACTAACAATAGATTTTAGAGGCGTAACTGAAAGCGGGCAAATGGTTAACATACCTAATACTAGTCGCAAAATACCTATTAAACTTACTAATGCCGCCATGACTGTAGATGAAAAAGGTTGCGTCTATGCCATGCAGGCTATCCCATGGGGTGCGACAGCTCAATCAAAAGCAGATGCAGGTATAAAATCAGATATTTCTATATCAGGAACTACAGTACAAGAAATGTTGCAGACTGGAGAAAAAAGTCTTCAGGCTGTTATAAATGCAAAATTAAAACAACAAAAAGAAAAAGGTATAGTACCAGTACCAGATGAAATAGTAATTATATTTCCTACAGATATTTCTAGTGGCGGCAATAGTAAAAAGAATGACAAAACAGAAAGTTCATCATCTGCAACTACTCCTGTTAGTATAGATGCTATTGCTAAACAGTTAAAATTAACAAGAACCGGAGCGATTGGTTCAGATAAAAATGTTAATCTTGTGCAGGCCGATGCTGATTGTAATATCATAGGACAATCAAAATTAGGATTTAGTGATTTAAGAAAAGGTTATCAACCAGTAGGCAAAGACAAAGAAATATACAATACTGTTAAAGATGTTAATGTCCGATCTAATAATGTCACCGATGTAACATTATCTGATTTTAAATTTAGCCAAGGTACTGATATCATGAACGCTATTAATCAAGTAATATTGAATAGTGATTATGTAACTAAAGCATTAGAAAAAGGTCAAATTGATAATAAAGGTCAACGCCAGTGGTGGAACATAGATACACAAGTTTATAATCGATCCACTGATGAAAATTATGCTGTTACTGGAATGAAACCTAGGGTAATTGTTTATAGAGTTATACCATATCTAGTTCATACTGCTAACAAAAGCGCACCTAATCAATTGCCCATTGGAATGAGTGAATTAGGCGCAGAAATAGTTAAACAATACAATTATATCTATACAGGAAAAAATGTAGATATTATTAAATTTAATATTCAATTTGAGTTTAGTCAAATTGGAATCATGGGACAAGCTACCCTTGCACAAACACAAGATGAACGTAAAGCCGCTGAATCAGCCGGTGCTAAAGATAAAAAAGAAGATAATAAATCACAACCACAACCGCCAGGTAATAAACCTTCTCTACTAACTGGAGTATTATCTACAGCGCAACGATGGATAGAATATGTTACTGGAACAGACTATAATGGTGGCGGCGGTAATGAAAATTTTGCCACTAGGGCGGCAAGATCATTTCATGATGCTGTAACAAGTCCAGGAGACATGGTAGATTTAGAAATGGAAATTATTGGAGATCCTTATTATATAATACAAAGTGGATCGGGGCCTTACACTAGTGCTATACAATCACAAAATTTAAATCAAGATGGTTCTATGGCACACTTAAATGGCGAAGTACACATTTCTGTAACTTTTACAACGCCAGTAGATATAAATTTATCTACAGGATTATACGACTTTGGCAAAACAAAAACAGCACCGGTAAAGCCATGGACAGGTTATTATAGATTAACTGGCATTACTAGTAAATTCAAAGACGGAACATTTACACAAACACTAGTTGGATCTCGTATCCCGGGGCAAGAACAACCTAAATCTAATGCGGCCACTCCTGATACTACATACAACATACAAAATAAAACAGAACAAAAATCTAGCAAATAACTATGGCAAAAATAACCGATTACTACTCTCCAAAAGAAATAGAACCGTCGTCACCTGGCCCATTTCTTGCGTCTGTAGTTAGTCATCAAGATCCTACTTACATGGGAATACTTGAGGTTGAAATTCTAAGACCATCTGGATCAACACAATCTGGATCTCAAGGACAATTACATCAAGTAAGATATCTAAGTCCGTTTTATGGTGTTACTAAATTAGCTGATACTAATACTGACCCTAATGCAAATAATTTTACTAATAGTCAACAAAGCTATGGTATGTGGTTTGTTCCGCCAGATGTAGGAACTACTGTTGTTGTAATTTTTATTGACGGTGATCCAAAGCGTGGATTCTGGATGGGATGTGTAGCAGACGACAATATGAATTTTATGTTGCCAGGCATACCTGCCACACAAAACACAGTTGAAACTACACCTGGAGATAATAATCCAGATCCGCATTTAGGCCGTGCACCTACCGGAGAGTATAACAAATTAATTGACGGGAACAATGCGCCTGGCGACCCAGAAGCACTTAAAAAACCTCAACATCCTCTTTATGCAATTTTACAAAATCAAGGATTAAGCCTAGACGACATTCGAGGACTTACTACAAGTAGTGCTCGTAGAGAAACTCCTAGTATGGTATTTGGAGTTAGCACTCCAGGCCCATTAGACAAGCGAGCCGGAGCTCGTAGAGGAACACAAGGTAAAAAAGAATACGAAATAAAAAGTGCTCCACTTAGTCGCTTGGGTGGTAGTAGTTTTGTTATGGATGACGGTGATGACAAGTTCATTAGGATGACAAAAGCTAATGCCGGTCCTCCTGCATATGAATCAGTTGAAGCATTACCAGACGGACAAAAACCAGCTGGTGATCAAACACTCCCTCACAATGAATTGGTTCGTATTCGTACACGAACTGGACATCAAATACTTTTACACAATTCGGAAGATTTAATTTATATTGCCAATGCTGCCGGTACTGCTTGGATAGAATTATCTAGTATGGGAAAAATTGATATATTTGCCGCAGACAGTATTAGTGTGCATACTCAATCAGATATGAATTTTTATGCCGACCGTGATGTTAATATAGAAGCTGGTAGAAATATTAATATGAAATCTAAAACAAGAACACAATTAGAAACAATGGGTGATCTTAATGTTCTTGTAGGTGGTAATTACAAAGTAAATGTAGTAGGTGATTACATTAATGTATTAAAAGATTTCAATGTAACTACTACTAAATCAATAAACTTAACCAGTTTAAATACAAATTTAAAAAGCAGTAATAATATTTTAATGACAGCATCTACAATAGGTGAAAACGGTCCGCCAGCCGCATCTGCACTAGCAACTGCACCATCGGTATTAACAACATTTGACAACATATATGATTTAAAAGGATCTAAAATTACCAGTATCATGAAACGTATTCCAAATCATGAGCCTTGGCCACAACATGAAAATTTAGATCCGTTGTTTATGACTACAAGTGCTACAGATAGAGAAAATACTGAACCTGTTACATTTACTGCAAATAAAAATAATCAACTAATTCCGCAATATTATGGTGTCTATACAACTGCAACAGATACCTTTACAAAATACAAAGGAACCGCAAGCAGTAAAGGAGCATAATTATGGCCAACAGTCTATATACTAAAAAAGTTATCACAACAAAAGCTACAGCAAACGCACCTTCTACTCCAAGAATGTATAGAGGATTCAGCACAGTTAGCACAAATACGCAAAATTTTGCCTTGTATGATTTTGAACTTATTAAACAAGATTTAATAAATCATTTTCATGTTCGACAGGGTGAAAGATTAATGAATCCCACATACGGATGTGTAATATGGGACCTGTTGTTTGAGCCGTTGACTGCTGAACTCAAAGAAGTAATTTTACAAAATGTTAATCAAATAGTTAATTTTGATCCTCGTATACAAGCTGAAAATGTACTAGTAACAACATACGATACTGGTATACAAATAGAAGCTATGTTAAAATATGTTCCTTATAATTTGCAAGAAAAATTACAGATTCAATTTGATCAAGTTAACGGCCTAACAGCACAAACCGCATAAAATACGCATATAATTTTATCAAATAAATACAGTTATTAGGATCAATCATGAGTTCAACTACTAGACAAAACAATCTACTACTAGCAGAAGATTGGCAAAAGATATATCAAAGTTTTAGAAATGCAGATTTCCAAAGCTATGATTTTGACAATCTACGCCGTACTATGATTGACTATATTCGTACAAATTTTCCTGAAGATTTTAACGATTACATCGAGTCTAGCGAATATCTTGCTTTAATTGATATCATTGCGTATGTAGGACAAAGTATTGCTTTCCGTGCAGATTTAAATGCTCGTGAAAACTTTTTAGAA